ATGGCCAAGTTCACCGCCCGCACCACGCTCTCCCTCGCCGTCTGGGACGCAGGACCGGAGCACGAAGTCGATATGGTCGTGACGTTCACGGTCAATCCGGCTCGTCCGCAGACCGAGATTGATCCGGCCGAACCATCGTCTGTCGAGGACATCACGATCCGCCTGTTCAAAGACAAGGGTGCGACAGAGCTCTCTATTCCCGACTGGCAGCATGAGCTTTTCACCAACGACCGCGATTTCCGTGAATGGCTGATTTCCGAGGCTGCCGAGCAGATCGAGGATGCCAAAGTCGGTGCGGCTGAGGCGCGGGCCGACGACGCGAGGCTGGGCCTATGAATGCGCTCGCGAACTGGTCCGCCGCCCATCCGCTCCGCCTGATCGGCGCTGCGATCCTTCTCGTCTCTATTGTCGACAAGGGGCCGTGGGCATGAGCGAGCGCGCATACATCGAATGCGCCGTGTCTGCTCTTGAGGCTCCTAGCGAGCCCAGCACGGCCGGTCAGATCGAATACCGCATCCGCCAGACCTTCCGCACGCTCGCCGGCATCTACGGCCGCGAAGGCGCTCGCCTGCGGGTCATCGAAATCATGGAAGACGAAACCGCCAGGAGGCGCAATTGAGCACCGTGCATCAGATCCAGACCGACCCGCATTTCGAGAGCGTCGGCCAAGCCGCAAACCGCGTGGTGGCGAAGGCCGCCGCAGCGCGCAGCGATCCGTACGCGTTCTGGCGCGCGGGGCTCGACATGGGCAAGGGCCGGCAGTTGACCCGCGATCAGTCCAAGGAACTCGGCATCACGTCAGAGCCGCGGCCCGGCTTCTACCGCAAGCGGAACAAGAACGGGCCGGATATCCCGGTCGCGATCTGGCAGGACGAGCGCGGCATGTTGGCCGTGGCCGGCGGCCGCTCCGTCGATCCCGATGAGGTCTGGACGTGGTGCTGCTCGTGGCCGATCGAAGAAGCGACGTATCGTGCCATCGACGAAGGCGGCACCTGGTCGGACGAACCGCCTGTTGCCGATCCCGTCATCGGCCACAACTCGAGCGACGATCCGCACGAGGCGCTGTCGATCGAGTTCGCCGGCGAGCGCGAGCTTGCCGAGCAGTTCCTCAAGGCGCCGGTGAAGACGCAGGATCAGGCCGACCGCGCCGCGGTCTGGTCGAAGAAGCTGGCAACGGTCGCGAAGAAGGCGACCGATCTGCACAAGGTCGAGAAGCAGCCGAGCCTCGACGAGAGCCGCCGAGTCGACGACCGCTGGCGCGATTTGAAGGAAGAGCCCAAGGCGCTGTCGACCAAGCTCAAGCGCGCCTGCGACGACTTCCTGAACGAGCAGGCCCGCATCGAGGCTGAACGCCAACGCAAGGCGCGCGAGGAAGCCGACAGGGCCCGGCGGGAAGCTGAGGAAGCCGCGCGTGCCGCGTCGGCCGATGACGAGGCGGCGAAGGCTGAGGCCGAACGTCTCCGGCGCGAAGCTGAGCAGGCCGAACGTGATGCCCAGGCGCGCAATGCGCAGGCCGGCCGCACCGGCGCCAAGGTCGCGCTCCGCACCTTCGTCTCCGCGGAGATCACCGACTACGAAGCGCTCGTCATGGCGCTCAAGGATCGTGACGAGGTCCGTGAGGTCATTCAGTCGCTCGCCAACCGCGCCGCTAAGTCGGGCGTGCCGCTCGCCGGCATGAAAATCCACGAAGAGAAGAGGGCCGCCTGATGAACGCCGTCACAAAGACCGAGGCCGCACGGCCATCCCTCATCGCCATGATGGCGTCCAAGCACAACATGGACCCGGAGCAGTTCGCGAGGACCGTCCGCGCGACCGTCATGCCGGCGAACCATACGAACGAGCAGTTCGCCGCATTGATGCTCGTCGCGCAGGAATACGACCTCAACCCGATCGTGAAGGAAATCTACGCCTTCCCGGCCAAGGGCGGCGGCATCGTGCCGATCGTATCGATCGACGGCTGGATCAATCTTGTGAACTCGCATCCGCAGAGCGATGGATTCGAATTCGAGTTCGAGCACGACGAGGACAAGAAGCTGGTCTCCTGCACCTGCCGAATGTTCCGCAAGGATCGCAGCCGGCCGGTGGCGGTCACGGAATACCTCGCCGAGTGCAAGCGCAGCACCGATCCGTGGAAGATGGAACACCGGATGCTCCGCCATAAGGCGATGATCCAGGCCGCGCGCCTCGCCTTCGGCTTCTCCGGCGTCTACGACGACGATGAGGGCGCGAAGATCGCCGAGATGCGGGACGTGACCCCGGCAAGCCCGCCCTTGCCTCCGAAGCCCCCGGCGCCGCCTGCTGCGCAGATCGACCACGACGCGCAGACCGGCGAGATCATCGACGACGCTGAGATCGTGCGCGAGACGGGCGAAGCCACGTCGGCGCTAACCGCGCGCGAGGACGACTTCGACGCGACGGCGTTCTTCGAAGAGCTGGAAGCCTCGCTCGGCGCCGAGACGACCGCCGAAGGCGTAGAGGAACGCTGGGACGAGTTCGACCCGCTGGCAACCTTCGACGGCGACGAGACAAACCAGTCGATCGCGCTCGCCATCAAGAAGCGCCGCCTCAAGACCATCGGAGGCGAGCATGGGCAAGCATGACGCTCCGCTGTTTAAGATGCTGATTGAGGGCGGCCGCCTCGTTCCGGCTACAGCCTTCGATGCCGAGCGCCTGGACAGCTATCGACGCGGCACCCGCGTCAACGTCCGCTTGACCGAAGAGAAGGACCGCGTGCTCGTCCGCAAATGGTGGGCCGTGCTCGGTCTCGTCGTGAAGCAATGCGACGTGCCTTGGACGAACAAGGAACAGGCCAGCGAGGCGATCAAGCTCGCGCTCGGCATCGTCAATCTGACGAAGACCGTCGGCGGCAAGTTCATGCAATACCCGAAGAGCCTGACCGAGCTCGATGATCCCGAGCTGCAGGAAGCCGTCGATCAAATGATGGCGCTGATCGAGCGCATGACCGGCATCGATCCCGACACGCTGCGCAAGGAAGCGGCCGACGTCGGCGCCGATGAACACGAAATCTCGTCGGATGCCCCCTCGTCCGATGAGAACGGCAGCGGCGATCCCGCCCCTCAAAACGCCGCTGCCGGCGAATCCTCCTCCCAGGAGAGCGGCCAGAGCGAAGAGGCCGGAGGCGACAATGCGCCGGCCTTAGAGCCTGCTGATCCGGTCACGACTGAGTTGATGCGCGAGTGCGTCGACAACATGCTCCGCGCCGCCACCGAAGATGAGAAGGCGAAGCGCGAGGAACGAACGTCCGCCGCCTACACGGCATGGCTCAAGGAGCTTCCGGCACACGAGGCGTTCGTCAAGCGCGTGTTCGAGACGTGCTGCCGGCTTCTGGAAGACCCGTCGAACGTCGACACGGCCCGCAAGTATCTGATGGCGAAGGTGGCGTGATGGCTGACCGTCCGATCCTTTTCAGCGGTCCCATGGTCCGCGCCCTGCTCGCAGGGACCAAGACGCAGACGCGGAGGGTACTTTCGAACGACAAGCATGCCAGCTTGTTCAACGGTCAATGGGCCGACAGCTATGTTCTGGATCCGGGTAACGCGGGCTGGCGCGAACGCGAGGTTCGCTTCGCTGAGGGCGATCGCCTCTATGTCCGCGAGGCGTGGCGGAGCGATGCTGCCTATGACGACCTCTCGCCTGCTGCCATGGGCGGCGATGAGCCGATCCGCTACGAAGCCGACGGCGCACACCAAGCATGGGGCTATCCGGCCATCTCGAAGCCCGGCCGCTTCCGCCAAGGCATGCACATGCCCCGCTGGGCGAGTCGCCTGACGCTGATCGTCACCGAGGTGCGCGTGCAGCGGTTGCAGGAGATCATCGAGGCGGATGCAATTGCGGAGGGCGTCGAATGCTGGAGCGAGCCGGGCCTAGTGTCTTGGCGCGTTGACGACGCCATGTCCTTCGTGGGTGCGGTCGATGCGTACCGCCTGCTTTGGGATAGCCTCAACGCCGATCGCGGCTACGGCTGGTCGGCGAACCCGTGGGTCGTCGCCTACAGCTTCACCGTCCATCTCGGCAACATCGACCAGATCGGGAGGGCATCATGAACCCGCTGGCCTGGTTCTTCATCATCATCGACCGCAGGAAGGCCGCACGGCGCTATGCGGAGGCCGTGAGGCGCTATCATGTGATCGCCGGGCAGATTGAGGGCCGCAAGGCTGCGCGCCGCGCATGGAAGTTCCTTGAGGGCGAATTGGCCTCTTGCCGCCGCACGATGCTTGAATGCGAGATCGTCATGCGCCGGAAGGCAGGTGCGTGATGCCACGCAAGGTGAAGGAGTGGATCGGAAAGACGCCCGACGCGAAAGTCCCGCCGCGCGTCCGCCTGCGCGTCCTGCGAGCCTATGACGGCTGCTGCTATCTGTCCGGCCGGCCGATCGCGCCAGGCGAGCCGTGGGAACTCGAGCACAAAGTCGCTCTAATCCTCGGAGGCGAGCACCGCGAATCCAATCTCGCGCCCGCGCTTGCCGAGTTCCACAAGGCCAAGACCGCGGCCGAGATGAAGGTGAAGGCGAAGACCGACGCCCTTGCCAAGAAGCATCTGCGCATCGTCGACGACGGCCCGAAGATGCAGGGCCAGCCCTTCGCCACCACGAAAACCCGCGCCGAGAAGAAGGCCAAGGCAGCCGACAAGCTGCCCCTGCCCGCTCGGCAGCGCCCGCTTTATGGAGCCGCCCGATGAATGCGACTGCCTACACCCCGCGCACTTTGGCGGAGCGCTGGAACTGTTCAGAACGCCATGTGCGCAACATGATCGCCGATGGCGAATTGCCAGCTTTCCGTCTCGGCGGCAAACTGCTTCGCATCAGGGGCGAAGACGTGGAGAAGATCGAATGCCAGAGTGGCGCATCAGCCGACTGCGTGGAGAGTTCTGCATCACCTGGACAGATGCCGGCGGCGTCCGCCGACGTTATCGACTTGGCACTGACGACCGCCAAGAAGCGGAGCGCCGCGCCCCGGCTCGATACGCAGAGCTCACGCGTCCGGTCGGCACGACGGTAGCGGACCTGTGGGAAGGATATCGGCTCGACAAGGCTGGCCGCTCTATCGCTGAGACCATGAAATACACATGGAAGGCGATAGGGCCGTGGTTTGGTGAGATCGAAGCGACCGACATCACCACAGCCGATTGCCGGGCCTATACCGCGGGGCGCCGTAACGCCGGGCGCAGCGACGGGTCAATCCACACGGAGCTCGGTCACCTGAGATCAGTCCTCGTATGGGCCTGGAAAGAGCGGATGATACCGCATGCGCCGCACATCGAGCGGCCGACCAAGCCAGAGCCGAAAGAAGGCTACCTGACGAAGGACGAGGCGGCGAAGATGCTTGCCGCCGCGACCGCGCCGCATGTCGCATTGGCGATCATGCTGATGATCGGCACAGGCGCGCGCAATGAAGCCGCGATGCAGCTCACCTGGGACCGGGTCGATTTCGAGCGAGGCATGATCCATCTGCGCAACCCGTTCGACAAGTCGCGGCGGAAGGGCCGAGCATCCGTCCCGATGAACGACCGGCTGCGCGCCGCACTGCAGACTGCCAAGCAGGGCGCGCTGACGCCATACGTCATCGAGTGGGCGGGCGGCCCGGTGAAGTCGATCCGCAAGGGCATAAAGACCGCCGGCGACGCCATTGGGCGGCCCGATGTGTCACCGCATATGCTCCGGCATTCTGCCGCGGTTTGGCTGGCGGAAGACGGTCACGACATGAATGAGATCGCGCAGTTCCTCGGCCATGACAATCCACGCATCACGTTTCGGGTTTACGCCCGCTATTCTCCCGGCCACCTGCGTAAGCTCGCGACATCATTGGAATTCTGATTTACGAAGTGCGCTTTGGCACAGTGAACCTGCCAAACGTGAACGAAACGGGAAAACATGCCGGAAAAGACCCTTTTACGAAGGGTGCGTTTCCCGGCTTTCCGCGGGTTTCAGTGCAGCCCACGAAGTTTACACCGAAGATGTCGGCGGTTCGAGCCCGTCATCGCCCACCATGTTTTCCAACTCCTTAGCCAGCACGTTGCAATTTCCTGCCACGAAAACCGCCATGAAAACGGAGCGCATTCGTGGCAGTGGGTGGTGACGAAGCGAGCGCGCAACTTAAATAGCGCTGTAGCAAGCGGAGCCGCCTGCCTTGCTCAGACTTTGAGGATAGGCACTTCGGCAATGCGGGTGGTGTATCTTGGCGTCCTCATATCGGCTCTGAGGTGCCAGCTTTTGTCGCTGAATCCCTCGCTCGCCAGGACCAGGGATTTGCGGCCGAAACGGTCGTTCACCGCATCGAGGGCATCCATGAGTTTCTGCGGTCGCGGCCGAAATCGAAGAGCATTGTTGGTGCATTCTCTGGGCTGAAAAGGTCGTCCAGCATGACACCCGCTTCTTCGAAGCGTGGCGCTTCGGCACGCCGGGCTAGTGCGGGTTTGTGTGGTAGAAAACTGTCAACGTGCCCGCGACCAAGCCATGGCATCGCAGCTCGGCTGCTCAAGTGGCATGAGCTGTGATTGCCCCGGAGCATCGTGTCTAGCTCGGTGATGGGCATTCCGGGTGATCTAGTGACGGCCATGCCTTTCCGCTGTGGTTCCACGTCCTCAAGGTCGAGGCAGCGAATACCCTGGAGTTCGGCAACGGTCCTTTCGAGAACGACCGTGCCGACCTTCCTGGCGAGTTCGCGGGGCATGGCGGCAAGCTGGACGACTGTGACAACGCCGTGGACGGCAAGTTTTGTCACTGTGCGGCTGCCGACGCCCCACACTTCGCCGACTGCTATTCGCTGCATGCAATTGGTGCGAATTCGCTCATCCATGAAGTCTGCTACGCCGCCGAACACTGGGTTCTTTTTGGCAGCGTGGTTTGCGAGCTTCGCAAGGGTCTTCGTCGGCCCGATGCCTACACAGGCCGGGATTCCAGTCAGGCGGCGCACGGTGGCGCGCATCTTGGTCGCGTGATCAAGCATGCGGGAGCCGAAACCGGACAGGTCAACGAATGTTTCATCGATCGAATAGACTTCGACGGCTGGACTTAAGCTATTGATGGCATCCACCACACGGCGGCTCATGTCGCTGTAAAAAGTGTAATTGCCGGATAGAACGCGGATTCCGTACTGCCGAACCTTGTTCCTGAAATGGTGCAAGCGCTGCCCCATGCCAACAACGCCTTGGCCTCGGCACTCCTGGCGACTGCGCAGCCGTGGTTGTTGGACAATACGACGACGGGGATTCCTTGGAGTCGCGGGTCGAAGACCCGTTCGCATGAGACATAATAATCAATGCCGTCGATCAGCGCTAGCGGGTCGGGCATGTCAGTCAACCGGGCAACTGCGGCAGATCTCCGCAACAACGCCCCAAACCTCCGTGTTCTCGTCTACCAAGATGGGTTCGCAGCCCCGACCCCTGGCCTTGGGCACGAGCCAGATGCGGCCTTCTCTGCGTTCGGCGACTTTGACGGTCAACACATCCGTCAACGATAGCGACGACGATGCGGCCGTGACGGAGCTTGCCTGCACGGTCTACGGCGACAAAATCGCCATCCACAATCCCAAGATCCATGAGGCTGTCGCCGCTTACGCGCCAATACGTGAATGCTTCATGGCGGACAATCCAGCCGAATGGGTCGATACTATCTTCAAAGTCGTCGCCTGCGGGGCTGGGGAACCCGGCAGGAACGGATATCGAGACGAAGCGATATTCGCGACGATGAATTAGAGTCGAGATGGTGACGGGCGACAACAACATCGCTAGAACATAACGTGAGCACAGATATGCTGCCGAGCCGGAATCAGGTTGACGCTGGGACGATGCGATTCAGGCGACGATAGACATGACGGCAATGGCGACGAAAAGGCCGATCATCACGCGAACATCACGATGGCAGCGGGTAGCAGCCAGCTGGATGCCTCTGAATACTCCACCAGGAACGACCTTTTGCGCGCCATGCTGGGTCTGTGGAAGGTGTGCTCCGACCGGCGCCTATGCCTCGTCGTCCGGCCAGTAAAATCTGCTCATTCGTCGCCTCGGTCCAAACGACATCGGGCATGTGATTCGCTACGGACTAATTCCGTCCGGGTATAAAATTACTCCATCAGAGAGCTTGTTCTGATAAACATTTTCACTTGAAATTGAGATCTAATAGATCAAAATGTCTATTCTCAATAAACGCCTATCAGCTACTGTATTCTCAGCGTTGGGGATAAAGCAATGGTCGAGTTACGTCTTGCTATGTCGGTTCCAGCCCCTGTCATCGCCATCTCTGATGAGGAGTTGGTGCTCGACAGAAGGTTTGTCGATTCGATGCAACCTTATATCCATAACTGGGTATGGTCCGATAGATCGCTTTATGCACCAAGTCGCTCCCATTATACCGCACGTTAAGTCATATGAGTTTCGTGATTTATATTTCGGTATCAATGTATTGAATAAGGATTCCGTCGTACTTTTAAGTAGTTTTGGAAGATATTACGTCGAAATTCTCTCTGGCGACAATGACGTGGGTATTTTGCCTCGAAATTTGATCAAATCTCTGCCCTGCCCCGTTGTGTATAATATTGAGTTTACACATCGCGACAAGCAATCGAATAACCATCTAGAAGCCATTTCCATTATGCGAACGATCGTCCGAGCTGGGCGAATTGGTCTGAAAAGAATTGAGAGAAGGCAAGCATTTTTTGCTTCGGCCGGTGTCCAGATGAACGGCTATTCGGCGTATGACGCATATCGCTTCTCAAGATTTGAATGATGTGGTGCATATGCACGGTCCAATTTGCGATCGAAGGGAACTGATGCCGATTATGCGAAGTAATGCGAATATATTCGTAAGTTGCGATCTTATTCTGAACAGTCTAGCACATATCTCGAGACGCTCGCCTGCGGCGACCCTATCGTGGGATTCAACAATAGGATGTGGGCCCGATTAGAAGCAACCTCCGGTGGAGGCTGGCATGTTCCGGCGGGAAATATCTCAAAGTTGGCCCTTGAAATTGGCCGCTTGCATCGAACCAGAGGCGAGATCGTCAAAGCATCCGCCAGAGGTTTGGCTTTTTCTTCATCATGACCGTTATTAGAAGTTTAATTGTTGACTATTGGATCTCACTTCCAGAGGTACGCTATGATACATATATTGTTGCGTCTGCTCATTTTTGTATCTTTTATCGGCACCGCAGCTGGTGCATCCCTGCCGTTTGAATCAAAAGTGATTCAGTCTGGCCATAGCCTGACCGATCCCATTCCTTGGGTTCTCGAGAGAATGATCAAGGAAGCAAGCGGAAAGGATGCGGTGATTGCTAAATCCACCGTCCCGGGAAGTCCTATGGACTGGCGCTGGAACAACGCTCCTGGATACGGTGCGCCCGATGCCCGCAAGAACATCGGAAATTATGACGTCTTGGTAATAACTGAGCGCGCTCCACTCTCGGGAACAATGCCTTGGCACAATTCGGAGGCCGAGGCACTGCGCTGGGTTAATCACGCCTGGAACAATGGCAACGGTGGCCTTGGGGCGCTGGTATATCTTTATGCCACATGGGTCCCAATAAATAGTGGCCCTCATAGCGAGAACCCTCATAACGATCCTGAAGCGCACATCCCATTCAGAGATAGACTTCCACTCGAGTGGGAAAGATGGGAGCGAATTGCAGACTACGTTAACGCTAACCGAACATTAGAAACGCCTTCCATGAAAGTGATTCCGGGACCTTTGGTTTTAGCGAAAGTTTACGACGATATTGCATCCGGGAATGCGCCGGGACTGTCAAATATTGCGGATCTTTTTTTCGATGACATTCACTTAAATGACTCTGGCGCATACCTGATCACCCTCGCGCATTTCGTAAGCCTTTATGGCACCGACCCCCGCGGCCTAAGTAATGATCTAGGCCAGACAAAGCCACCATCGGCTGAAACGGCGGCGTGGATGCAGGAGCTCGTCTGGCAAGTTATAAGTGAGTATAAGGGGAAATAA